CATACCACAGCGTGCCACCCATACAGCGAAGCAGCGCGTCCAGCGTCTCCATCGGCTTGCTGCCGGTGCTGATTGCGCCGTTGGTGGTATAGCGGCTTTCGGTGCCACCACCGGCGAGGCTGACGCTTTCGTCGCAGATATTGGCTGCGGTCGTGACCAGCGTGTCATCGATCTCATCGATGTCGGTTGCCAGCCCATAGGTGCTGGTGATGTAATCGCGCAGGCAAAGCGCCGCATTGTCGGAATAGGCACTGGTCGAGGTGCGCGGGTCGTAAACCTTTTTGCCCTTCACGATGGCACTGATGTTTGGCTCACCGTTGGGGAAGGCATCTGCCTTGAATTCCAGCTTGGCGTAAAGATAGCAGATGCCCTGCAAGCGGTGGTCGGATGTCCATTTACCGTTGGATTCAGTGATCAGATCGCTGTCAGCTGCTTGCGTATCGCTGCCGAGATGCTTGTTGATGCGGACCAGCCCGTCATATTTGTCCGGCGCGGTGACGTTGCCATCGCCATCCAGTGTCAACGCCTCGTCGTTGAGATACACCGTTTCAATTTCTTCGCACTCGTGGCCTGCCAGCGCCACGACGACATGCAGGAATTTATTGTTGTCGGTCGCCTCTTTGTAAACGATTGGACCGCCAACCTTTGTGCGTCCATAGATGATCTGGTGATCCTGAACCGAAGACACGCCGCTGACAAGGATGGCTGACTGCGACGGGCTTGCTGATCCGATGCCGCGTGGCTTTGGTGCCAGCGAATTCATCACAAGCGTTAGCGCAGCATTTATCAAAAATGATTTGGCGAAATATCCCGCAATAGCAGCGGCAGCGATTGTGCCAGTGGCATAAGCGACAGCGGTTGATGCAGCAGCAGCCAGAATCACCGGCGCGGCTTGCGCCTCGGCAGGAAACAACGCAATCAAAGCAGCCGAACAAAGCGATGACGTTGACAGTAAAAACAGCTTTCTCATGCTGCGCTCCAGAATATATCGCTTTGCTTTACCTGATCGAAAACCAGACCATCATAACCGATGAAGGCGATTTTGTCAGATATCACGACGCCAAAGGCAATCGACATCACCGACGATCCAAGGCCATCAGACCGGCCACAGATAGCGCCACGCGACGGCAACCAAACATCGACGCGAGAAAGGCGCTGATCCATCGCCTCGGTAATGTCCTCGCATCCCATCCGTTTCAGCTTTCTACGATAGTTCAGCAAGCAGCCCCATTCGGTGCCGTAGGAGCCGCGCCAGTCTGAAATGGGGCTTTCCCCCAGCTGCGCCTGCAAAGCGCCGTCAGCGAGGCTGTAGCAGTCATTAACGCCCCATTGAAACGGCATGTGCCGCTTGCCTTCGAGAAAGTCGTTCAAGCGGCTTTCCCATCCGCTTGGCCTCATCCCCGGCCCCAGTTAAATTGCTTGTCCTGTAGGTCTTCAACGAATTCCAGACCGCGATCATTCGGGAATCTTGATTTCTGGCTTTGATCGGTGAATCGCAATGTTCGCGCACGCTCCAGATCGATGAGCCTGCTTTCGATGCTGATCGCAATCGTCGCTGTCTCCGGGCCTTCATCGATGTTCATCTGATCGATGTATCCGGTGAATAACTCCACCACTGGCGTGACCTCGCCGGTCGTGATGTCGATCCGCCCACCATCTTCGCGCAGCACATAGCTGCCATCCTCTTGCAGCAGATAGATGCGGTTGGCGTCGATGGCACCAAACATGATTTTGCAGATGCGCCCTTGATACGGCTCAGACAGCGCCAACGAAATCAATTCCGACGGGATACCGGATAGCGTAATGGTTGCGCCGCGTGCTGCAATCTCGGCGGTTTCTTCCATTTCGCTGATTTTCAGAAATTGCCCTGTGCCGACGTAGGTGATGCCGCCGACCGTCAGATCACCGAGGCCGGTCCAGAAAAACAGGTTGCCGCTGTCCAAATATAGTTGCACGCCGAAGAACGGTTGAACCTCGGTGGCCTCAAGCGCGGTGGCGATGCCAGTTCCGATATCGCGCGACATTAGCTGACCGCCTCGGTTGCGGTGAAGCTGATGCCGTAGAAAGCAGCCGTATCGATTGACCAGTTGGTTTCATTCGATGCAAGCCTGAAAACGCCAACCGTATTGCCGACCGTGACGGTTGCATCATCGCTTGGCGCTATTCTCACATACGGCCACAAGTCTAGGCTGGCTTGTCCAAGCGCGTTGCTGTCAACTTGCGTCATTACCTTATGAAGCGTTGCCGACGAGCCACCGCCAAGCTGGATATAGTCACCGACCTTCAGATAGCCCGTGACGCTCGTAGGAAGCCCGTCAACGGTCAGTGATGCGCCTGTCTGGTCTGCGCCATTGACCAGCGGCGTCCCCGGCGTCACAGACGCGCTGCCGCGTGCTGCGGCTGCGTTGGGATCGCCCATCGTGAAGGTGCCGCGACGGCCTGCCAGCGACACAAGAAACGAAACCCATACCTCTGCGTCGGCGCGTTGCATCGGTGGCAGCGTGATGTCTGCTTCCCACCGCTGCCCCTGATGTGCGATGACTTGCTGCTTGAAGGTGAAAGGGCTTTGCGAGATTGCGACCGCATTCACCGCGCGAAGGTTGATCGACGCAACGCCTTTGGTGGTTGGGAAAGCCAGTGGATATGAGATCGTCATTTCAACCTACCCGAAAGCCGCTGCGAAAGAACCACCACGACGACGCGCATCCAAAACCGCGCCCTTGGTCGCGTTGGCAATATCCGGCAGCATGTTCATCACCTCGGCGCGAACAGTCTGCTGGACGCCTGTGGTGATTTGCACCGTTTGATTTATTGTAACACCACCGCCCATTGCATTGTTAGGAACAATCGTGCCGCTGCGATTTGGCACCATCAACTCCGGGCCACGCTCACCAACAAGATAAGGACGGCCAGCAGAGACGGGGCCACCGTTGGCACGCTCCTCAAGCCCGTAAGTCTGTGGATTTGCGCCCATCGAATAAGACGGCTGCATTCCCGCAAAAATAGCTTGCGCCAGCGGACCAGTGATCTGGCTGCGGATATACATACGCATCAAATCTTCCACAATAGATGTGGCCATAGACTTGAAGGCATCCTTGACCGACATTGTGCGATTGATAAGCCCTATCATAGCGTCTTCCATTCGACGCAACCCGCGAACCGTCGCGCCCTCAAGAGCGCCCTTTAGGTCTTCGATACTGTCGATATATTCTTCAATTAGACCTTTGCCTGCGGCCAAATTCTCATTGATACCAAGGAAATTGCGCGAAGCGACAGCCGTGTTCTCACTGACCTTTTTCATCGGCGCGTCAATTTGCTCATATTGCTCGGCCAACATCGCTATTGATGTCGTTGTGACTTTGATGTTGTCGTTGGCGCTTCTGATGGGCGCGTCGATGTTTTCAAACTGCTCTTGCAGGACATGAAACGGCACAACCGCGCCGTAAGCGGTGCGCGTCATTTCATCGATGCTCTTGCGTGCCGCGTCGGCAACATCCACCATCGCCGCCGTTGCCGCGCTGGTGTTCTTGGCTGCCGCGGCAATTCCTTCGGCGGCATCGGTATTGCGATCCAGACCCTCGCGCATCTTGTCGAGAAATCCTGTGCCTATCTTGACCTCGGAAAACAGCTTTTGAAAGCCGGGGCCAAGGTTGTCGGCTTTGTTTTTCAGATCCTTCAGGTGATTATTAACGCTGACAAGGTTTCCGGCAAAGGTCGAGTTTTCAGACGAAATCTCGGCTATCCTGTCCTTCAAAGCAGATATTTCATCGGCGCTCAAAACAGCGCCATCAAACAGATCGCTCAACTCATCGTTGATTTGTTCAAAAAATGCGACCCTTGCTGCGCTTCCCTTTTCGGGACGCAATCCTTCAAGGGCGCTTTGTATCTTGCTGACCCTTGCCGCGTATTCTTCTGGCGATACATCAGAGCCTAAGAACCGCTGAACCTGATGGATCTTTTCACGCAATCCATCAATAAGGCGACCAGTTTCATTGATGAAATGAACAAAGCCGGTCAATGCCATTTCAACAGCGTCAATGATCCCGTGACCTAATTCACGGGTGAAATTTCTGACGTTTTCACCACCTTCGCCCAATGCGTTTTTCAGCTTGCCGGTCAGCATCTCGACCAGCACTTGCAGCGGACCAGCAAGGCCAGCTGCAACGGTATTGATCAGACCCTTGAAGATGGTGGTCAGCTTTACGACGCTATCGTTGAAACTTTCGACGCCCTTGACCGCGTTGGTGGAAAGGATGATGCCAAGATCATCAACCTCGCTGAACGTGTCTTTCAGCGCCTTTTCACCTGCTTGCAGCGTATTGACGAAAGCAACGCCCTCGCTGTCAAACAGCTTGAAGGCCAGCCGCACACGATCCCCGCTGCCTTCAACCTTTTCAAAGGCCGCAGCAAGGGCCAGCATCTGCTTTTCAAGCGGTTGCCGGGACAGGCTGGCAGCATCAATGCCCAACTCTTTCAGCGCATCCTTGGCTTCGCCTGTGCCGTTGGCAGCTTCGGCTAGGCGGCGCGTGAAACGCTGAACCGCCATATCAACGGTGCGGGTTTCAACGCCAGCCAGCTGTGACGCGAATCTAAGTTTCTGCAATTCGGCGGTGGCGATGCCTAACTTGTTGGCAGTCTTACCAAGCGCGTCGATGCTTTCCAGAGAATTCTTAACAAGCAGGCCAAGACCGGCAGCACCGACCGCCGCAGTGATGCCAACCTTGAAATTGAACAGTGCTTTTTTGACGACGTTCAGGCTGCGCGTGACAGATTGAAATGCCTTTTTCGTTCTGTCGATGGCGGTAATAGGGATTTTAATTGGTTGAACGGCCATCATCTACCACCTTGAAATATGCGAACCATTCGTTGATTTCGGAAAGCGTCAATTCCTCAATCTCTGGCTGCGTCTTGTGAAGGCGATCCGCAAGCGCAAGTATATTGAAGCGCAGCGGATCGGCCTTTAGTTTTTTTCCGCTTCCTCGACACCTTCGACATCGCCAAACATCTCAGCCGCAATCGACGAAATCAGCGGCAGCGGCTCATCCATCAGATAGGTTTTATCTGCAAGGGTGAATAAGCGGTTGTTATCTGCGTCACCAGCTTTCAGGATGATCAGGTCAACCATCCCGTCAATCGTCATGTCGTTCAGAAAGTTTTTGTGTTTCTTCTGAATCTTGTTCAGATCGCCAGCGGTGATCGGATAAACATACAGCAGCAAAGGCGCACCATCGTCGCCCCATTCAGGGACTTCGATGATGCGCGCTTGCTTCTGACGCCTTTCAGCGATTTTTTTGCCAAGCGACATTAGGCAACGGTGTCCTCAGTCAGACCGCCAGTGATCTGCATCGAGAAAGTGGCCTCAACCATCCCGTCAGCAGCGACACTGATGTCACGGCCCGTGATCAGGGCTGTGCCAGACAGCTTGTGATCGCCGGTCGTGTTGCCTTCCATTTGAAGGTTCAGCGTCACAGAAGAGCCAACAGTGAAGGTGTTTTGCGCGGTATCAGTGTCGTCGAAATAGCATTCAACCGTTGCCGTGGCATCGGTGAAGCTGGCGACGTATGACTTGGCGCTATCGCCCATCACGGTGTCTTCGATCACATCAGCAGTCTCGCTGACGCTAAAGCTGCGGATTTCGGCAACAGCGTCAGATCCGCTCAACACCGTGCCTTCATTGCCTTTGAAAGTTGCCATTTTGATCTCCTGTTAAGCGGCAGTTTCAACATCGTTTTCGGCGGTGCGGTATTGCACCGTCACGGTGAAGCGACCAACGGCCACCGGCTGTTCGCCGTCGCCCGAAAAATCAACTTCAAACGCTGTGGCCTGCAAGTCTTTCGACAAGCCACCAAGCGTCACATCTGCCGCCAAAGCCTCCTCGACCTCGACGGCAATGGTGTCCAGCGTGTTGTCGTAATCGGCAGTTGCCGAAACATACGCCTCAACGCTGACATCCAGAACGCGGTTGATCGACCGCGTTATTGTCAATGTATCAAATTCCACGGCTTCTGACCGCGTAAAAATGCAAAGGCCGGGCAGCTTGCTGCTT